CCGCGACTGATGAAGCGGGCGGGCATCGAAGGCGTGACGCCGCATACCATGAGGCATTCTTTCGCGTCCGTGGCGGGCGATCTCGGTTATGCCGATAGCACGATCAGCGCTCTGCTAGGACATTCGGCCGGCAGCATCACGGGCCGATATATTCACCGACTAGATTCCACGCTCGTTGCCGCCGCTAACAAGGTCGCCGGTGAGGTGTGGCGCCAGATGACCGGTAAGGGCGGAAAGGTGATTGAACTCCGCGGGCGAGCATCTGCATAATAGGTGATGCTTGTTTTCATTGATGAGTCCGGCGACCCGGGCTTTAAACTCACCAAGGGGTCCACGCCCGCATTTGTGGTTTGCCTCGTCGCCTTTCGGGACAAGGAGCAGGCCCAACTCGTTCAGGCGTCGATCAAGCAAGTCGCCGCCGCGAACAAGGTCTATCCTGAGTTCAAGTTCAGCGACAGCCGCGACCCTATCCGAGACCTTTTCTTCGAAACTGTCCTTCCGTTTGAGTTTTGCGTCAGGGCGATCGTTATTCAAAAGGAAAAAATTTACAGCCCGCATCTTCGGTCGGATAAGGAGGCGTTCTACAGCTTCTTCGTCAAATCGATGCTCAAGTTCGACAACGGCCTTCTGAAGGATGCGCGCGTCGTCATTGATGGTTCAGGTGAACGTGTTTTCAAGAAGGAGTTAGGATCGTATCTGCGGCGCCACACCGAGAAGGGCGCGATCAAGAAAGTTGTGTTCTCGGATTCGCGGAGTGATCAATTGGTCCAGCTTGCCGACATGTGCGCTGGGGCAATAGCTCGTTCCTATCGCCTGGATCGATCGACGCCTGACCGTTGGCGCAAGATGCTCACGCCAAAAATCGATGATATCTGGGATTTTCGCTGAAGGGGTTGCGTCCCGCCGCCTATCTTGACGAACGCCAAGCACGCACCCCATCCGGGGACAGTTCGGCTAAGCGGGACGACTTTTCATCGCTGAATATCGGGCATATTCGCGGAAAGTCAAGATGGAGAATCGGTTTGCGGACTCCATTTGATCAATTTGTCAAGCTCGGTTCCCCCATTTTCGATCGCTGTTCCTGCTAACCACAAGCAAATGCTGATCTTTGCTAATATGCGCTTGCCGGGTCGTCAGGCTCTTGCCGAATGCCGCGTCCACGTCTGAACCATCGGTTCTCCCAAGGTGGGGGGCCTGTAGCTAGATCAGTTGGGCTCCCCAAAACGGGAGAGCGCTAATTTCTACGAGGAAGTCGTGATAATCGATCCGACTGATCTGTAGCGAATTTATTATCACGCCCTTTGCCCTCTTTCGGCGTTGCGCAGGACAGTTTGCGGGGATTGAGAGGATATCCCTTGTCAGCGTGTCGTGGTGCTGCCGCCGCTAACGCAAATCCCATCGGCGCATTCCGCGCTTTTGGGAGACATCAATGGATATCAGCTTTCTTTCCCGTTCAGCCTTTCTTGCTAAGGCTTCGCGCCAGAGAATGCAGCGCGAAGGAAGAACACCGCTCGGGCACGTTCTTTGGTCGAAAGAAGAGGATGCTCTCCTTCTGAAGAACAGGGATAGGCCAATTGGCGAGATTGCGCACATGTTTTCAAGGCGGACGCGTAACGCTCTAATTGCGCGTCGTGTGAAGCTTGGATGCTCCTTTAAATCGCAGAAAAACTGGAGGCCGGAGGAGGATCGCATTCTTAGAGAGCACACCCCGAAACTGAACTGGCGTCAAATATCGCTGATGTTACCGGGGCGCTCGCGGGCTGCGGTACAGGGTCGCGCTCGATACATTGGAATCGCGAACAATGAGTTCAGTCGAGCGAGGCATCGGCCGAAAATTTATCGCATTCCACTGCTCGACGCTGTCAGATTACGCGCGTGGGAAGATGGCATCTCTTTGGAAGCGCTCGACAAAGAACTTAAGTCCGGCGGATATTTCCGCAAGAACGGTATGCGGAAACGAAACAAGCGGAGGGACTACGTCAACATCTGGCACATCAAGAAGGCCGTGGAGTTCTTCGGTGGGGAGTTGGTGATTGACTGGAAGGATGAGTGAACCTTTCACGGGGTCGAGTTTGTCTCGACCCCCTTCAATCCAGCTCGACCATGCAGATTATTGATCTCTCAAGTCAGCGCCGGTGCTCTGCTGAGCTTTCCGAGGGAACGAAACTTCTCGGCTGGAAGTTTGCTCGTGCTCGAGGCGGTGGTTCCTAGAACGAGCCATGCCCGTTGGACAGCACTCATTATCATTTTTTCTTCCTGTGAGCCTTGGCCAGAGCTTCCTCGACTTCAGGGGGTTGCTGAGGAATTAAACCGCGCTTTTGCAGCTTCTTGATAGCATCGTCGACAGCTTTGCTTGTGGCGTCTGATATGGTTTTTGAAACTTCATCTAGCAGATCATCAGCCGGCCCATCGTAACGCTCGTCGTCAGCTGGTTCGAATAGCGCGAGTTGGCTCTCAAGTTGGCTTATTCGATTCTCGTAATCCGTACGCTCCCCATGCTGTCGAAAAAGACTAGCCTCTATGGTTTTTTCGGCTGTCCTTAGGCGATCCTGTAGATGTCCGACCTCCCGTTTCTCCATTGCAAGGCGAAGCGAGAGAACCTCACGTTCTTTGACGAGTGAATCGTAAGCGCCAATACGCGCCAAAATCTCAGCACTGATAGACCGCTTGTTTAGAGCAGCAGCCTTCTCCAACCGGTCTTTCAATTCTGATGGAAGCCGCAGCTTAAATTGCGGGTCGGTCTGTTTGGGCGCCGCCATCTCAATTTCTCCAGCACAGAGATCTTTAGCGTATGGACCGTTTTGGTCCTTGACGGCAATGGACCTATTAGGTACCAATGGACCTACTAGGTTCATGGTTAACGGATTCTCCGTCCAATGAAAGCAAATCAACTGAAGTTGCGCCTTCCCGCCGACGCCAAAGCCTTCATCGAGGCTGAGGCCCGGGAGAACGCCAGTTCCCAAAATTCCGAGATTGTCCGCGCCATTCGGGAGCGGATGAAAGCAAAAGGCGCGGCCGAGGGTGCCACCTCGCCGCGCCTTGATAACCAGCCAACCCTGTGAGGAAAGCCGATGAAGAAGCCCAAGAATAGCACCTTGCCGGCCGTGGATGCAATCCCGGTAAAACCCGATCCGCTGGCCCCGCGCGGCTCGCTGACCTGCACGATCAACCTTAAGACCCTCCGTTGCCTTCAGATGCGGGAGCTGCTGTCCCTGAGGGATGCCCTGCACCTGACGGCCTCCATCGCCGGCGCGATCAAGTGTCAGCCCCGCTTTTGGGAAGAAGGAACGCACAACCTCAACAGCGCCGGCGATATTCTGGATGAAATCACGGAATGGCTGTTCAACTTCGATCAGGCCGTTGCCAATGTTGCCAAGGCGGCCACGCCGTCCAGCGGCGACGAAATGGAGTGCCGGGGGCATCTGCTCGTCGGGTTCGAAGCCGACATGCAGGACAATCTCGGTGATCTCGTCGTCATCGCAGCCCAAGCCGCAGCAGACGAAGCCACCGCGCGCTTCTATGAGCGTCATCAGATTGGCGGTGCCGCATGAGCACCTTCAATTTCCGTGATGCACCCGACGATGATCCGCGCAAAATCTTCTTCCGGCTTGAAAACGACATCCTGTCAGTCGTCGAGTATATCGCTCTGCTGGAAGCGACATCGCGAGTTCAACTCGACGAAGATGTCGAGAAGGGCATGTATCGGCTGATACTGGAAATTCAGGATCACGCCGAAGCGATCAGGGACGGGTTTCGCACGGCATTCGCGTCTGGTCCACGAGGTGCAGCATGAGCACCGCGCCAACGCTTGACGATATCCAGTCCGATATCTGGCATCTGTATCATCTGTTCGAAGTGATTGTGGATGAACAACTAAACCTTCCGCATGACAAAACGGGAGATAGTCCGCAGGACCGCGTGGATTCGCTCACATGGATCGCGCGGGACGTTGCTCGCAAACTTGCCACCGACACGGATAGTGTCTCGTCGGCGGTGGCAAAGGGGACTTCGATCTACATCATCCGCGCTGAACGTGCGGAACAGTCCTTGCGTAACATCACGCACGAATTGGACCGCGCTTACCGCGAGATCAAGCAGGCCGGGCAGGTGCCGGCATGACCAGCCCCCGCCTTCGTCGTAAGCAGGTCCCCGCCTATCTGGCGGAGAAACACGGCATCCCCATTGCCGTTGCCACGCTCAACAAGCTCGCCACCATCGGTGGCGGGCCTCCCATGCAGTACGTCGGCCGTATCCCACTCTATCACGTCGATGATCTCGACCGCTGGGCGATGGCGAGGCTCGGCAGGCTTGTTAGCTCGACCTCGGAACGCGCTGAAATTCACGAAGCGCGCAAACACGCAGAGCGCTGGGACGAGCCCGATCTGCCGCAACTTCACGGCATCGGCGAAACGGCTGAGCGAGGTGCCGTTTGAGCGCCCGTTATGCCGAGCTTGTCACCGAGCAGAACCAAGGCCGGCCGCTGCCGCAGGTGGCGCTCGACTGGTTCGGAGAGAACGGCGTCCCGCCGCTATCGCTCGTGAAGACGCCGTATGGCGACTACGACATGGTGCTGCTGGATGAGGTTGTCTGGCTGCCGCACGGCGCATTTGAGTTCTCGCGTCATCTCGACCGCCGCAAGCCCGATACGGCTTGCACCATCCTTGTCCGCGACCGGCTCTGTGATCCGATCGATATCGTTGCGTGGCAAGCCAAGACAGGCCGGGTCGCGCGTTGGCTATGCCGCGCCGCGTTGCTCGGCGAAGATCAACTATTTGCGCCGCGTGAGGCCGAGGGCCTTCGCGTGTTCGAGACGCCGCTCGATTGGCTGCGGGAGCGCCGTGCCGGCGTCGTGGTGCTGGACAGGCGCACCGCCGCACCCGTGCTGCGAGACGCCGCACCCCTGTTGGCTGCGAACTTCGAGCACGGCAAGAAATTGCAGGACATGCTGCGAGTGCCGCCGCCGCGCATTCTCGTTCCCTCCAGCGCATCGCAGGAGGCGGCATGACCGGTGTGGTCGATCTCAACATTGAGGCGCGCAATCGCAGGCAAGCGGAAGCCCCGCCCAAGTCGAACGACGTCGTCACCGAGGATTCGGCGGCGCTGGAGTTTGTCGACAGTCATTGCGACGAGCTTCGATACTGCCACACCGCCGGCGCGTGGCTTCGGTGGAACGGCGTGTTCTGGCAGCGCGACGAGACCGGCAGCGCCTTCCAATGGGCGCGTGAACTGGCGCGCAAACTGGCGGAAGACCAGGACAAGCGCGGTCGATACTTGACCAGCAAGGTTGCCTTTGCATCGGCGGTGGAGCGCTTCGCACGGGTCGATCCGCGTGTTGCGGTGACCTTCGAATACTGGGATCGCGATCCATGGAAGCTCGGCACGCCGGGCGGCACCGTCGATCTGCAAACTGGCGTCCTCTCCGATCCCAAGCAGGATGACGGGATCACCAAGGCAACGTCCGTCGCGCCGCTCGATCAAGACTGTCCGCGTTGGAGGCGCTTTCTCAACGAGGCGACACGCGGCGACGATGCGCTGATCCGCTTTCTTCAGCAATGGTCCGGCTATTGCCTAACCGGCATCACCCGGGAGCACGCGCTCGCCTTCGTCCATGGCAACGGCGGCAACGGCAAATCCGTGTTCATCAACGTGCTGACGTCGATCCTGAAGGACTACGCCGCGAATGCGCCGATGGAGACCTTCACATCCGGGAAGTTCGCCAGCCATCCGACTGACCTTGCGATGCTGGGGGGCGCGCGCATCGTCACCGCCTCTGAGACGGAAGAGGGACGCGCCTGGGCCGAAGCTCGCATCAAGCAGATGACCGGCGGCGATCCGATCACCGCGCGTTTCATGAGGCAGGACTTCTTCACCTACAAGCCGCAGTTCAAGCTGACCATCATCGGCAACAACCAGCCCGTGCTGCACAACGTCGACGATGCGGCACGGCGGCGCTTCAACATCATCCCGTTCATTCACAGCCCGGAGAAGCCGGATCGCGATCTTGAGCGCAAGATCATGATGGAGGCGAGCGGCATTCTGCGATGGATGATCGAGGGTTGTCTCGACTGGCAGCGCAATGGGCTCCTGCGGCCGGAGAGTGTGACAGCAGCGACGTCGGCCTACTTCTCCGAACAGGATCTGATGGGCCAGTGGCTGGAGGACTGCTGCGACGTACAGCGCGGCCGGCATGACTTTTGGGACCGCTCGTCGGATTTGTTCGAGTCATGGGCTGAATACGCCCGCAAGGCCGGTGACGAGCCAGGCAGCAAAAAGTCATTCGGTCAATCTATGCAGCGTCGCGGCTTTGTGCCGTTCCGTAACGAAACGACGCGAGGCTTCCGCTTCATAAGAGTGAGGGTCACCTTCGGAGGGCATGACGCATGACACATCATGACGCATTCCCCCTTATAACTCTGTTTACCCGTCATAGCGCGCGCGTCATGAGGCTTAACGGAAAAATCCGTCAGGACGCGTCATGCGTCATGCTGTGCGCTTCCCCGAAAAACACGTCACCACGCGTCACCCCATCCGCCGGGCTCGTCCACCCGGTGGCGCGACGGGGATCGTGTCATCCGAATTGCCCCTCGGCATGGCGCGATCCTCGTCCACTCCATTCCGCCGGCTTCGGTTCAGCGTACCGGCGGCAACCGGCGAGGGACCCCATCGCCACAAGCCGCCCGTCGTGGTGGTGCGGTCCCTCGCCGACATTGCGGGGAGGCTTGCATGACGACTGAGACCATGGATCGCGCGGTGGACGTGTTCGGCACCATGTTCGCGAAGTTCGCGGACGATCACGCGGTGGCGAACAGGAAACGGCTGGTCCGATCGACCGCCGACACGGTGATCGAGGCTGCGGATTTCGAGGCGCAAGAGGCGCTGTATCGCTTCCGGCACCGCGTGAGCCGTGCGGACTATCTCGCGTTGCAGGTGATGGCGCGGAAGGTAATCGAGGCTCGCATCGAGGCGTGGCGCGCTGCCGGTTGGAAGAAGCCGAAGGACCGGCAATCGTGATGCGCCAGATCCTTCCTCTACGCCGCGCATGTGAAACCTTCCCGATCCGGTTCTGGAATCAGCAGTTCTACGTGACCGTCGGCTTCTACTCGGACGGTACACCCGGCGAGGTGTTCATCGACGGAGGCAAGACCGGACAGGACGTGCAGGCCACCGCACGGGACGCGGCTGTGGTGCTGTCGCTGGCTCTCCAGCATGGAACGCCGCTGGAAACCATCAAGCGTGCCATTTCGCGCGACAGCGCCGGCAACCCGACGGCGATCGTCGGCGCCATCATCGATCACCTCACGGAGGATAGTTTTGCCAAAGCATCAGACCATCACCAAGCAGCTGACTAAGGTAGAACGTCTCCTGACGCTGGCGCGGCGCTGCGAGCAAACCCGTGCATCCAGCCAGTCGATCGATGAGGCCATCGCGCTGGAGTTCGGCTGGAAGTACGACGAAAAGGCGAGAACGTGGACGTCGCCAGATCCCACGCAGCCGGTTCGCGTCCAGGCTCCGCTTTACACGCTGGTGGTTGAGCACGCGAAGCAACTGCTGCCGACTGGCTTTTTCTGGCGTGGCGGTACCTGCCACGTCAGTAGTGAGGTTCTGGTGCGCCCGGATCATAACGATCCGCTTCATCACCATTGGCTGGTGAAGACGTGCCCTGAAACGGAGAAGGTCTGGAATGAGGGGATCGAGGTCGAATTGCGGCCGGGCAGCGATACCGCGTTCGTGCTGGCGTTCACGGCAGTTTGCCTGAGGGCCAACGCAGCGTTGGAGGGTTGGCGTCCATGAAGTGGAAGGAGCCTGGTCGCGGCATCGCCCGTCGGCAAGACGGTCACCGGCGCATCATTGTCGGCTTCGACCCCGAGACGTTCGAACAGGTCCGGACGTTGGCGCAACGGGCTGGCGTGAGTTTCAGCGAACAGACGCGACAGCTTGTCGAGTTCGGCTTGGAAGACGTTCGGGAGGGCGACCGTGGTTGAAAATCGATGGCATATCTTGATCGCGTCACCAGGCCAGGAGATCAAAGCCGGCGATGGCTTGCACGACCGGAAGGTGGAATCGTTCATCCCCAAAGTTGCGCGGGCACAGAAGGCCGGTCGCGGCAACGTGCGCGTCGTTCCGCGACCGATGTTCCCCTGCTACGTCTTTGCGAGTCTGCCCACGGATCATTCGGCCGACCACCTTGTCCGAGCCACACCGGGCATCCATGGCTTCATGATGTTGGAGGCTGATCAGGCCTTGGGCGCGCGCCGCCTCTACGCCACGTTGCCTTGCGAGGCCATCGACATGATGCGCTTCACCGAAGCGGAAATCGAGGAAGAGCGATGCCGCCGGTTCAATCGGCCACCTGCGTTCGCCATCGGGCAGCGCATTTCAGTACCGAAGGGCAGGTGGTCAGAGTTCACCGGCAAGATCAAGGCAATCCACGGCAGCGTCGCTGATGTCGTGTTGGAAATGGCAATCCTCGGTCGCGACACAGTGCGGGTTGAGGTGCAAAACCTTCGGCAAGCCGGCTAAAAGTTTTTCAGAGTGAATCACTCTGCTCTCGAACCACTGTATTTTGATGGCGCTTGTAGTTCTCGCCACGCGAGAATGAGACGGTGCAGATAAGAGGACATCGACGATGCACCGTCGGCTGACACTTCAGCAAAGCGGGGCCGATCATTTCGGCATATCGCGCGAAGCGCGTCCAATTCGATCAGAGCAAACGGTTTTGCGAATGACCGGGGTTCAGGCGAGACGCGATCGGGACGCGCTACGCCGAGAACAGTCACCACACCGCAAGCTGTACGATCTGGCGATATGGCGCGGGCCCACCGGGTTGAGACAACAGCAATTAGCGCGTCAGCCACTGTGCGAACGCTGCCTGTCGCAAGGCAAGACGACACCAGCCACCACCGTCAACCACCGCAAGCCGCACAAGGGCGACTGGTCGCTGTTCATCGATCCGGCTAATCACGAGAGCGTCTGCAAGCATCATCACGATACGTTGATCCAGCGCGAGGAAGCGCGCGGCCATGTCATCGGATCGGACGTGAGCGGAATGCCGCTTGATCCAAGCCACCCTTGGAACCGCTGACCCAGGGGGAGGGTTGAAACCCTGGGAGTTTGCCCGGGCGACCTGCGCCCCCCCTCCCTTTGCGCCGAGACGAATTTCAGAACAAAAAGTTGAGGCCATGAACGTGATCGAGGGCACCGGCATCATCGTGCCGGAGCCGGATTGGGAAAGCCTGTTCTCTGACGCGCTGGAGATTTCGGCGGCGCGGGAACATTGGCGGGTCATCATCACCGAGATGCGCGATAGGCAGTTGCTAACGGCGGCGAACGGCCATTCGATTCAGCGGCTCGTCTGTGCCTATCTGATGTTCGACCGGATGTATCGGCACGTTGCCGAGCACGGCGTGGTGCTCAAGCCTCGGCGCGGCAATAGCAAGGCGATTGCGCGCACCAGTCCGTACTTCACGGCAATGCGGGAGGCGGGTACCGACGCGGCAACGCTTGAGGCCGAGCTTGGCATTTCGCCGCGCCGCCGCGGTTCGGCGGTTAAGGCCGAACGCAGGCAACGCCGGGAACGAGCAAGCGATGGTTATCTCGGCAAGGCCAGCGGCTGACGATCTCGCCACCCGCTACGCGTGCGATGCGCTTGATGGAAAGATCGTTGCGGGGGAGTTCGTCAGGGCGGCCTGCGCTCGTCATCTGAAAGACCTCGATGCTGGTTCAGCGCGCGGGCTGTTCTTCGACGTAGCGAAGGCCAAGCATCACTGCGGGTTCTATCCTGCGGTGTTGACGGTCACCGAAGGCGTCGCCGCCGGGAAGCCATTCAATCTCCTGCCGTGGCACGGATTCGTGGTCGCGTCATTGTTCGGCTGGCGGCGATCCGACGGTCTCCGGCGTTTTAGGATGGCGTGGCTTGAGACAGGGAAGGGTCAAGCAAAATCGCCGCTAATGGCCGGCATCGGCGTCGATATGATGGGCTTTGCCGGCAAGGAGCGGTCGGAAGTCTACGCAATCGCTGGCGACAAGGATCAGGCGAACGTTCTTTTCAAGGATGCTGTCGCCATGTGCCGCGCGAATTTGCCGGATCGGGAGGAACACGAGTTCGAATCGCTGGAAAGTCGCGGTGATGTCGTCATCCGCGGCACTGGCGATCACGCCTGGAAGATTGAACATCCGGCGACCAGTTCGAAGTTCATGTCGATGGCGTCGGTGGATTCCATCTCTGGCCCGCGCCCATATGCGGTACTCGCCGACGAGATCCACGAACTGAAGACGGCATACGCCTTGCAGATTTGGAAAGCGGCTATCGACAAGATGAGCGGCGATCCGCTGATGGTGTTGGGCACGAATACCCCGGCAATCAACCAGATCGTCGGCACCGAATATTCCGAGCTGTTCCAGAAGGTGGTGACGGGTCAGGCCGAGGATGACAGCCTGTTCGGCTTCATTGCCCGGGTCGATGAGAAGGACCGGGAAACTGTTTTCGACAACGAGGTGTGCTGGCAGAAGGCTTTGCCGGCCTTAGGCATCACATACCCCGTCGACAATGTCCGCAAGCGGGTCAACACCGCCAAGTTGATGTTGTCGGAGGCGCTGTCGACGAAGCGGCTGTATTTCGGAAT